TCGGGGGAACTATGCGTTTTCATATCGTGGCATTGCCACACACACAGGTAACAAAATCCTTCGCTGGATGCGCTTTTACTGAAAAGGTCAGGCGCTTTTGCATAATGATGCACGATTTAGGCCACGAAGTATTCTTGTATGCTGGCGATGAGGTTGAGGCACCTGTTACCGAGTTGATTACCTGTGTGAGCGAACAAAGCCGCCTTACCGCTTTGACAAATGTGCCTCACTATACGCAGTTCCCGTTTAACGGTTGGCTTTGGGATATTTTTAACCAAACGGCAATTATTGAAATTGGCAAGCGTATTGAAAAGCAAGATTTCATTTGCCTCATTGGTGGCAGCGCACAAAAGCCAATTGCCGATGCCTTTCCAGCACACATTGCAGTTGAGTTTGGCGTTGGCTACGGCGGCGTGTTTGCCAAGTATCGTGTGTTTGAGTCCTATGCCTGGATGCACTCAATTTATGCAGGGTGGAAAAACCCAACTACCGCAGATGGTCAGTTCTACGATGCGGTCATCCCAGGGTATTTAGAACCTGAAATGTTCCCACTGGGAGATGGCAAAGGCGATGAAAAGGGTGAGTATTACCTTTTTATTGGCAGGTTGATTGATCGCAAGGGATACCGCATTGCACAAGAGGTATGTGAAAGATTAGGCAAGCGGCTTATCTTGGCAGGGCCAGGTGAGCAAAGCGGGTACGGCGAGTTTGTTGGCAGTGTGGGGCCTGAAGAACGCGCAAAGCTAATGGGCGGTGCCACCGCCACTTTTGCACCAACTCTTTATGTAGAACCTTTTGGAAATGTAGTAATTGAATCGCAGGCTTGTGGCACGCCAACAATCACAACTGATTGGGGTGCATTTACAGAGAACAACCCTGTTGGCATTTCAGGCTTCAGGTGCCGCACCTTGCAAGAGTTTATGGATGCAGCCGAAAGTGTAAAGCATTTAGACCGCGCCGAAATCCGAAAGCGTGCCGTTGAGTTATACAAACTTGATACTATCGGCCTTTTATACGAGGATTACTTCGAGCGCCTATTGACCCTTTGGGGCGATGGCTGGTATGAAATGGTGGGGGAAAATGAATAGAGGCGAAGTATTAGATGAAGCAAAGCGCCTAACATACGGTGATCGCAATGTTTCCTACGATGAACCACGCATTAACCATAAGCGCATTGGCGTAATTTTAGGAATTGTTTTAGAACGATATGTTGAGCAAGCACAACCAGGTGACCCAGTGCCGCCCGAAGTTGCAGCTCTATGTATGGCAGCAATGAAACTTGCTCGACTATCTGCAATGCCAACACACTTAGATTCAGCGATTGATTTGGCGGCTTATGCTGCAATTTGTGCTGAACTTGCAACACATATAGATTAACTCTTAGGCGCGAAATCGCCCCCATAACGAAACCGCCACCTGCAGCCGTTCCTGCAAGTGGCGGTTTCGTGCTTTTGCTACAATAATTATTGAAATCCCCTGTCATTTAGATTTGGGGTAAGAGCCAAACCCCTGCATCTGCTAAGTGAGTGCAGGGTTTTGTGCTTTCTAATTCTCTACATAGTAACGCAACGCGTTAATAACGACTCGCGTTACTGTTGTACCTTCATTGCGTGCTTTTTGTAAAGCTAGTTGCCACAAATCGGCATCAACTCGAATTGATCTAAGTGGGGTCACAGTGGCACACACTCATCCATTGAACCCCAGCACCAGCCAAGAAACTCAGCGCTGGGTGCATCAATGCCAACCCACCAAAGGTTGCTGGCAACTTGCCAAACTACAATGATGCCAACTGCAATTGCAACTGCTCGTACTCGCTTGCCACGCTTTGTGATCATTAGTTGTTTTCCAATTCTTCGATGTGTGCAATAGTTAGTGCAGAGTTCACAATTGCCCTGCGAAGTGATTGCTTGAATTCATCAAAATCGCCTGACTCACTTGCAGTATTTAGATCACGGCTGATTTGGTACATAGTGTCTGCAATATCAATTACTAATTCTTTGTAAGCACCCATTTTAGTTATTCTCCATATTCGCTAGGTAAGCATCAAAACAAGGTAGGCAAAGATTTACTTTCATTACTGATTCAAATGTTTCTTTGCAGGCAACGCACTTGCAGGTGTAGTTGGTGCTGAACATTTATGCACCTACCTTGTAATTAACTAGATCGGCATACTTTGGGTCATTCATCATCATTTGTGCCTGCTTTGCAGTAAATACAATCTGTCCTTTTGTTGATGAACTCCAATGAAAGTCATCAAACCAAGTTGAAATAAAATCTTGAATTTTTGTTGCTGAATCAATATCAACATTTAATCCTTCAGCAATTGTTTGTGTATAAATATTCATTGTGCTATCCGTTCTATTGGGAGCCGTTCCCCCAATGAGATAAAGGTAGCACCTGTATATACAGACAGGCAAGATTTGACCCCTAATTTGATCACGATTTCATAACAGGATTTGGGTGTGTTAGGCTCAAATCTGGGCGTGGGAACCCGAAGAAATTGGGGAATTGCTAGGGTTCTCACGCCTTTTCACGCCTTACCCCTACACTTACCCTATGACCACGCTAATCGCCTTCCAAGGGGCTAACTACGCCATTCTAGGGGCAGACTCTCAAATAACCGATGGTGATAGGCGCATCATCTCACCCAGCACGCCCAAGATCGTAAAGCTGAACAAGTATTTGTTAGGCATTGCGGGCGATGTGCGACCTGGGGATTTGTTGGCTTTCAATTGGAAACCGCCAGCCTACGATGGCACCGACCCAGTAAAGTTTATGGGCAGAAAAATCATCCCCAGCATCATTGCCGTATTCAAAGCAAATGGATACGACTATGCTAAAGAGGGTGCTAATTACTCATATTTGCTGGCCTTTGCTGGCAATGTCTTTGAAATTGCCAATGAATTGAGCATTAGCCAAAGCGCCGATAACCTGTACGGGGTAGGCAGTGGCAGTGCCTACGCGCTAGGCGCATTGGCGGGGGCGGTGCCGAATGTCGGCAAAGTTGAGATCATCAATGCGCTCAAAATCGCCGCCAAATACGACATCAACACCGCCCCACCTTTTCAGGTTGAGGTTCAGCGAGTCTAGCGCGTTGCACTGTTCAAATGTGTGTAGTATGTGCCTACCTACTTTGAACGGAAAGGAAAACAAATGTTTTGGTTAGGATTAGTGTGTGGATTTATAGGCATCATTTGCCTGTATCTCATCATTATTGCAGCTTTTGAAATCGGTGAAGGCCGATGAACGCAGAGCAATTTAAGCAACCACGCGACCCGCTATTTTCAATTCATAATCATTCAGATGGACACATTGCCCTTTATCTTGAAGAACAAGATGCAGTAAAGGATTTAGTGCAAGATGTTGTTGGTGCATACTCACTATCGGATTTGGCTGAGTTGCGAGGTGCTGCAGATCGCAGTGTAAAGGTTGACCTTTACTTTGAATCTTTAGATGCCGCCCGCGATGAACTGACCGAGAACGCACCATTGCTTTGCAATATGACAGAGCAAGAAGCACTTATTTTGGCTGAAGATTTGATTCGAGCAGTTAAGTTTGCCCGCATCAGTCGTGAGGCTGGCGATAATTACCCAGCACTCAAGGTGGTTGAATAACTCAATGGCCAATCCCAACGGGCGCAAAGGCGCACAATTTGAAACCGATGTTATGCGTTGGTTGCGCAGCGCTGGTGCGATGTGCGAACGATTGGTGAAGGCTGGTAAGAACGATGAAGGCGATTTGGTCGCAATCATTGCTGGCAAGCAATACATTCTTGAACTCAAGAATCGTAAAACAATAAGTTTGCCTGAATTTTGGCGTGAAGCTGAAGTTGAGGCAGAAAACTATGCAAAGGCTCGCGGTTTAGCCGAAGTGCCATTGCATTATGTCATTCTCAAGCGCCGTAGCGCTGGGATTGAAAAAGCCTGGGTAATCCAGGACCTTCAACAATGGCTGGATGAAAAGCATTGAAAACATTTAATTTCTTTGTTGACCTACCCCGCTTTGATGAAGCAAAGTGTGCAGAGATTGAGGATAAAGATTTCTTTTTCCCTGATAACCGCACACAAGAGGCAGAAA